CTATTATTAAAAGGCGTTGCAGTTAATAAAAATACGTTTCTATTATTGTTATTTTCTAAAATATATTGTGTAGCAAGGAATAAACGACACGCTCTTGTTGATTGACTACCACCTTGAATACCCGAATAAACATTGTTATCATCATCAAAAGATTGTGCTTTTTCAAATAGGTTTTTAAAGTTATGTGCTTCATCAACAGTAATATGGTCAAAACCAAGTTGTTGAATAGTGAATAAATTTTTATTACCACCTTTCGCTTTACCCAATACAGATTCAGCCTGTTCTTTTGTTTTTTCTTTGTTTCTTTTTGTGCTATTTTCATTATATTTTACACTTGCTGAATAAATATTATTAATTAAATCCGCTTCTGTACCCTCGTCATACCACATATTAGATAATGCTTCATAAGTTGCAACCGTAAGTGTATTATCTTCTATTTCGCCTTTGAATTTACTTAAATTGTCAACATCATTAACAGTAATATTAGGGAATGCTTGATTAATTTCTTTTATCCAATTATCTTTTACCTGTTTTGGTACAAGAATTAACGGTCTTTTACATCTTCCCATTTGCATATTTTGAACAGTTGCAATAATACCTGTAAGAGTTTTGCCAACACCAACTTCAAAACCTAAAAGACCTGCACCTTTATTAGTTAAGAAATTTACACCCTCAATTTGAACATTTTGTAATTCTAATTTTTTGCCGTTGAATGTAGAGTTTAAGCCTTTTACAATCATTGGCATTTTTGCATAATCAGGGGTATAAATATTATTAAAGTTTCTATTCCATTTTTCTATAAGTTTTTCTTTAATATTTTCGTCCAAACTTTCAGCAATAAATTTGTTAAATGTTTGATTTACTGTATTTTGTAAATTTGTTGTTTGTTTAATTTTATCTTTTGCCCTAAATTGTTTTCTTGCTTCTTCGGAATAACAACCGGCAGGGTATTTATAATCAAAGTTTAATCTATCGCCGTTTATATATCTTCTGATTAAATCAATTTGTACGTTGTTTCTTTCTGCACTTGATAAATCTCTTACATAATCAAGATACATCATTCCTAATGTTACATCTGTTGTTTCATCACCATAGTAGTAGTTGCGAACTGTTTTTGTAACACCTGTATTAAAATTTCTAATAAAATCAGATGTTGGATTGATATTTATTTCTTCCGCTTTCTTTTTCTTTGGTAAAACAGATTCTAATTTTTTACGTTGGATTTCTTTTTGTTTTTCAGGAATATTCTCATATCTTAAAGCGTCTAATTTTTCGTAAATATCGCCTTGTAAATAGTTAAAATCATTATACAATTCGCCATTATATTGATTTACTTTTTCGCTTGGTGAATATTTATCTTTTGGTAATGTTCCGTCGATTTTTGTATCTTTGAATAATTTAAAATCTTCATCAGAAACGACGTTATCTGCTTTATATTCCTCATATTCAACAGGTTTATTATCTTTTTTGGTTGCTTTATTTGTTGCTTTTACATTTTTAGATACAGCCGTTTTAATAGTTTTTGTTGGTTTATTTGTTGTTGTTTCAAGTTTTTCATTTTTATTGGCTGAAATTTTATCAATAGAAGCACCGTTATTTTTTACATATTTTTCTTCTTTGCCGAAACGGTTTTTTCTTGTTTCAATATCACCTAAAATTTTATCAGGATTTTTCTCAAACCATTCGCCATTACTCATATTGCTGTCAAAAGTGTTTTTATTTTTCTTTCTAATAACAATAATATCTGTACCGACAGAAGTAGTATCAAAAGTTTTTTCAGGTAGTCTGTATGCTTCTAACAATTCACCTTTTTTAGCGATAGATTGCTTCCAAGAACTTGTTGCTTTTGAATCAAGGAATGAACTTGGCACAATAAACGTCATAACTCCGTTTTCCTTTAATGTATCAAGTCCTCTTTCAATAAAATATGCTTCAAGTCTTATATGACCTTTACCCTCGCCCATACCTTTATATAAGCCTGAATATTCACCATAAGGCGGATTGCCTATAACAATATCGTATTCGGGTTCAACGGATTTAACAGGCTTATTATCTTTAATAAATTTTTCTTGAAATTGTCCTACTTTAACATTAGCATTTGGATATAACAATTCTGTAATTTTTGCTGATATAGGGTTCATTTCAACAACATCAAAATTAGTATTTTCAGGAGCGTGTTCTAAAAATCTGCCTATACCAACAGACGGTTCAAGAACTCTTGCACCGTCTGTATTAATATATTGAGCCGTCAACTCCCACATCTTTTTAACAACATTATCGGGAGTATAATATTCTGATAAAAGACCTTTACCCTCTGCTCCTTGTTTTTCAAGTCCACCTGCTCCGGTAAATTTTTTCAACCAAGTTTTTATTTCTTCAGGTAATTCTTCGTATTGTTCGTACTCTTTATTTTCAATAAACTTTTCAATAGATTTATTTAATTGATGTTGATTATCGTATTCTTTCTCAATTAATTGTTTATGTTCTTCGGTTAGTCCTCGTCCTCGCTCAGATAATAACCCACCGTTGTTGCTTCGTCCGATTCGAGAAGTGCTTGTTGAAATTCCATTTCCTCTTTCGTCGGCTCTTTCTTCTGTTTGTTTTGTAGTTCGTGTTGTTTCGCTATATAATTCATTATCATTCTTAACCTCGCTTTCGCTCGTGTTATCATTATTTACTATTTTTTCAGATTTTTCAAGTGGCTTATTATTAATATGCGTACTTTCATTATAAATAGGTTCACCAACCTTTTTAATATTGTTTGGATCTGAAATATCATAGTGTTGCAAATTGCCATTTTCATCAAGACCAACCCTGATATTTTCGTTTTTTGTTTCTTGAACTTTTTTCTTTGCTTTTTGTTTTTTAGCGGTTTTTGGTGCGATTTCTTCAATGTTTGTATCGTTAGGGTTGATATTGTCTGAATTATTTGTTATAATGTTATTAAGAGTATCCTTACTCCCGCGTCCGAGCCTTTGCTCATAGGACGATGTGGTCGGTGAGGATATTTCTTTTTTATATAAGACATTATCTGCTTGTTTTGCTATCCAATTATTATAATTTTCTCTACCATAAACCGATTGAATTAAATTGACTTGTAAACCGTCTTGAGTTGGTTTTATTGCAACTACAACAGGGTATCCTTGTTTATCGTTCGCATTTAAAACACCCACAAAACTATTTTCTTCGGTTGATGATTTTAATATATAATTTGGCTCTTGTAATAAGTCAGGTAAATTATTTAAAACATCATCACCTACATCGTGATTTACTTTTTTTCTATTTGGTAAATTTCCTGCTTTTTTAAAAGTTTCTTTTTTAATTATTATTTTTTTATCCGGCAATCCGTATTCTTGCCAAATCTTTGGAGTTTGACTTAAAACTTCTATTCTTGAACCTGTTTTTTGATTACCATTTTTAACACTTTCTATTGTTTTTAAATAGTTTTCTTTATCTCTTGCAAGCGTATCGATTTCACCTTTTAAGGAAGTTTCATCACTTACAATATTTTTTATTTTTTGCTTTTCGAAATTTGCTTTTTCTTCTAAATCATTTAGTTCAGATTCTGTTAAATTCTGATATGTTTGTTTTTCTTCTGTGTTACCTTTTTCATTGTTTTCTATCTGCAAATTATTTTGTGTTTCGCTTTTGCTTATTGCTTCTTGATATTTTGCTTGTAATTCTTCGTTAGATTGTTTAACTGTATCACTCGACTGTGCTACTTTTTTGTCAACTGTATCACTATCTTTATAACCTTTCAAAAGGCTATTATCATTGTTTGCTTGTTCTTGTTTTGCTACAATATTCGGAGCAAGTTCTCTGATATTAGAATAATTACCATTATTAGATAATGTTTTCATCATATCAAAAGCCGTAGGCTGATTTACGGCATTATTATATAATTCTCTGCCACCGTCTAAAACTTTTGCAGATACTTCTTTTGCATAGTCAATAGGATTTACATTATTTTGTTCTTGTTGTCTTTGAACAGGTTGTTGAGCCAATGCTCCACTGGTACCACCAAAGAACGCACCACCAATAGCCCCCATACCTGCTGAATTACCAATACGTCCTAAATTTTCTTTTAAATTTTGGTCGTTTAAGTTAAGTAATTTTTCAGCACCAACAGAAACACCCTCTTGCATACCCTCTGTTATGCCCTCTGTTAAGCCTTGTTCAAAGATACCTTTACCGATTCTTTTACCAAGTTCTTTTAAACCTTTTTGAACAGGGTTATTCGGAAATATCTTATTAAACAATAATCTATCTGCAACAGTTTCAATAGTAGAGTTCAATCCTTTTTCTGCAAGTGTTACATTTTGTATTTTTGCAAGTTCTTCTTGTGTCGGTATTCTTCCGTATTTATTTTGAAAATCTTTTATTTTATCTAAATAATTACCCTCTAAAATCAAATTAGGCATTAATGCACCTGCAACACCACCAACAGGGTTGCCACCTGTCATTGCTGTACCTAACACACCACCCATTAATGATTGTGCAGTATTAGCACCTTGCGTGCCTATTGCATTTGCAATTATAGGTAATGTCATTTTAGGATTAGTTATATTTTTAACTTGTTCATATTCAGGGTTTATTTGAATGTTATCGGCTTTATTACCCCAAAACTCATTTACGGTTCGTCCATAATTAGATAATGTCGGTATGCTAAATTTATCACCCGCAAAAGCAAGAACATCACCTAATCCTGCACCAATTCTATGATTACCTAATGCTAAACCTTGCCCGAATGTTTTTGTTGCTTCGGGTATAGATTGAAGCATATCAACTCCACCTTGTAAAACATTATTGACTACTGACGGCTTTTGTTCGGGTTCTACATAGCCGTCCAATAGTGAAGATGTTATTTCAGGTTCTTCTTCAATCTTTTTATGTTTTATAGGTTTTTCTTCAGTATAACCGTCTAATAAACTCATTAATTAACTCCTTATAATCCTAACTCTTTATCAGGATTTATACCTTTATGACGTTTTAAAAATTGTTGTTTTGCGTAATTTATCTTTGCCAAATTACCACTTTGGTAAATATTATAATATTCTGCTAAATCATTAGCGTATGATTGCGTCGCCTTTTCTTGATTTAGTGGGCTTGTTTTACTTCCACCACTTTTTGAACCACCACCAACGTGATTGATAGTAGTACCATTCTTTGCTTTATATTCATTTGTATTTGCATTTTGTTGTTTTATTTCAAGTTCTTTTTGTTTGTATTGATTTAATAATTCGTGTTGGAGTTTTGCTTCTTCTAATTTTGCAAGTGCAATATTATTAACAGCTTCTTTATATTCAGGTTGCATTAATGTACTAAATGATTTTTGTCCAATAGCACCAAAAGAACCTAAATCGCCAACATCAACTCCGTGTTTTTTAAGTGCGTTTTGATATATTTGACTCATTTGTTTAGCGTTTGCCATTCCTGTACCAACCATAGCACCAAACATCGGGTTACCTGTTAGTGCTGTACTTAATGCTCCACCAACAAGACCTTGCACGATAGGATTTCTAGATACTCTGTTTACTGTTCCTGCAAATTCGCCTATTCTGTTCATAGTGTTTTTATTTTGGTTTGATTGCAAGTTTTCAGGAGCAAAACCATTATTCAAGTTTTCTTGATAACCTTGTTTAATGTCATTTAAACCATTAGCGATTTTATCAATTAAAGTAGGTTGAGTTGTTACATTACCTTGTTGAGCAGGTACGTTAAATTGCCCTTGCCTTGCAAGTGCAACTTCTTCTTCAGTTTTAGGTATTCTTATAGGATTATTTCTTCCTGCTCCATTATTATACTGTTCTTGCCATTGTGCTATATTTTGATTACCATAATTAAGACCTTGTTCAACACCATTTACAATTTCGTCAGACAAACCTTGTTGTCTCAGTGTGTCTTTATATGCTTCAATAGGGTTGTAGTCGTCATTTTCTTCTATAAAATTACTAGCTCCACCTGTTATTTTACCATTATCGGGTGAGTTTTGTTGCCCTATTGCAGAAAGCAATTTTTTATTTTTTAGTTTATTTAATAGCATATTTATAATCACTTGTTCCATTTCGATTATCCTTTCTAACTATATAAGAAGTTTACACCGCCGTTATATCCTGAGGTAGTAGTATTTTGTGAACCTATTGTTTTTTGATTTGTTGTTGAGTTACCTTGTGAAGCGTTCAAGGATTGAGCTTGGTTGCCATTAACAACATTCCAACCTTGATAAACAAGATTCATAAGATTATTAATAATATTTGATGTATCATTTTGCGAATTTGCCAATAAATTAGTGCTAAAGTCGGCAATAGATTGTTGATTTTGCTTGTTAAGAGTATTGTACAAGTCTGTTGCCTGACTTGAACGAATCATATTACGCTGAGCAAGTGGTGCTATAACATTGTTTTCTAAGGCTTTTCTTGTACTTTCTTCTAAGTTTTTCTGATATTGTTCTAATTGAGCTTGATATATAGGGTTATCCGTAGATGGTTCTATATATTGACGAAGCAAATCTCTTATATTTGCATTTGTAAAATCATAAATAGCGTTCAACGCAGTATTTGGTTGAAAAGATGTTGTTGTTCCTTTATTTGTGGTTTTAGATACAACGTAAGGGTTAGATGTTGTTGTATTTCCGTACGTTCTCGTTGCTGTTGTACTAGAGCTACTGTTTGTACTTGATTTAGAACCACTTTCCGAAGCTCCTACCATATTTAACTCCTTTCATATATGTATGTATTATCATCAATTTTTTTAAATCCTGCTCTTAACAGGCATAATTTAGCTGTTTTTTCGTAAGTTATTGCGTGGATATCACAATTAAACCAATTTAAAGATTGTTTAAGACATTCAATATTTTCTTTATGATGATGCCTGCTTGAAAAACCTGCAATATATAATTTTCCTAGTTTATTGTAAAAATACAAACAACCCAAAAAAGAATCTTCATCAAAGAACGAGTAAAAAAAAGTTCTTTCAAGGACTTCTCGAAATGAAAATTCTTCTCTGAGTTTTTTTCTGTTTTGTTTAAAAAGTTGCTTACACTCTTTGTAATTAAACTTTTTATCTGTCGGAATATAAACTTTAAACCTGTTTCACCTTTATTTTGCTAAATTCCATATTTTTGATAGAAAACTCTTGTTGAGCTGTTGTAGTATAAATACTAATTTCAAGTATTTTAAAAGTTGCACTTGGGAACTTACCGATAGCGTTAGTATTTTTACTTGCCCAATAACTTTGTCCCCAAAAACTAATACCCCAATACATAAAGTTTTTCAATTTTGCTTTTACAAGTTTGATTTTAGGACTTTTAAAATAATTGTAATTCTTGACGTATTTAACATAAAACTGATTAGAATACGGCATATCAAACGATACTCTAGGCGGAAAAGCAAGAACTTTTAATGTGTTCATTGCTCCTAAGTTCATTGGTGAACAGTTATAATAATGTTGTATAAATTCGCCGTCGAAAGTGTTTGAGTTATATTCTTCGTAAATCTTTTTACCACCTGTATAAAGAATATTATTGTGAATTGTTATACAGTTAATTTTTTGTGATTTTCTTTTTATCCACTCACTATTAAGATAATCAAAAATTAAAATAGTAGAATGTTCAGAATCATCATTTATAGTCGGTATAACCCACCAAATTTCATTTCTACCCTCTAAAAACACTGATAAAGCTCTAATTTGATTTAATTTAGCTTCATCAATAGTAAGTAGGATATCTTGAATATCAATAGCAATATTTTGCCCTAAAACTTTTTCGCCATTTACAACTTCTCTGAATGAAAATACAGCTTTTTTAGTATCATCATAAAAATATAAGTTAGTATCGTGAAAAACTAAAGATTTAAAACTTGCACAACCCGCAGGACTTTCATCACCGAGAGAAAAGTCGCCATTTGCAACACTTAATAATTCTGAACTATCCCTATGAAATATTGCTAAAGAGCCTAAATATTCGTGAATAGCAGTAACAGGCTTTGAAAAAATGTTATAACCTGCCGATGTTATCCAATCTGAATTATTTGTTGAAAAGTCATAAATATTAGCTGTTACAGACCACCAAAGAATAGTACCGTCTGATATAAAAAGTCTGTTATCAAATGCACAAGCGAGAATACCTTTTACTTTTTGGTCGTCGTATCTTCCTGTCGGGTTCATATCGACAATATTTACACCTTGAAAAATATCGTCCTCATAATGATTCATTTCAATAGTGAACATTTTAGATCCATTAGTAAAGAAAAATAAATCAGAATACCCTTGTGCTATATCTAAACCGTTTGCTATACCTGTAACACCTGTAAGTGTTTTATGTAAAGTTAAAATCTTTGAATTAATATTAAAATCATAAAATTTGCCTTGACTTGCATTTTCGGTATAAACAAAGAAATACCTGTTTCCTGCTTGTTCAGACTGCCAAAGACCTATAATAGTTTCATCATCAGGTATTACATCAATTATATCTTCGCCTGTTGTAGTTGTATAATAAGTTACCTCATTTTTAGTCCAAGCGTAATAATCTACATCGCTGTCGGTTGTATCGTTTTCAGAATCTCTTTCAAAATCCTCATAAGTAACATCTGAAATAGAAAAAGCGATTTTACCACTATAAATATAGCCATTTGTTGCTACTTCACTAAAAGTATCATCATAAATTGATAAATTAATTGTATTGTATCTTTTAGTTATTCTCGTGTTGCCTTTTGCGGTTCTAATACCTACACCGCCATTAGTGCCTGTATGATACAATTCAACATTTTGTAAATCTTGTGCTGTTATTTTTTCGGTAGAAAAAACAGCATTTTTTTGTCTTATTCCACCAAAATTATTACATAAAAGTCCTGTTGTGTAAGTCATAATTACCACCCAATCGACTTATTAATGTCTATACCTTGTGTTAATTCAATTAAAATCTTATATGCACTATCAAACTGTTTTTTGTACGCTGAATAGTTCTCGTCTTGTTCAGAGGCAATATTATAAAGTTGTGCTAATGGTAGTAAAGCGTTAGCGAACAAGTCATCATATTTTTCAGGTATATCAATATAATCTGTTTCTTCTTCAAGATTGGCTTTTGATACACCGTCAGAAGATAAAACGGCAAAAGTGTTTAAATATTCGATAGATATTTTATACACATCATCAGGAGTAGGATACAAAAATATTTTATCATTTTTAATGTAAAAACCTTGTGGCTTGCCTGTTTTATCTTCAAGTGTTTCATAGTCGGACAAATAATCTAAATAAGTTTTATTACACTTAACTGCATATACTTCGGAACCCCAAACGACTTTTTTTAAAATATTGCCGTTAGGTAATTTGTAAGAATCTTTATTAATAGACGTATTAAAATTAAATATTTTAACTCTAAAAGGAAATTTATAAGAACACCACAAATAGGACAATGCTTTTTGAATAGAACTGATTACAGCAGGTTCAAAATCATCAGCACCCTCTGCGTCAGTATCAAACATTGACCACGCTTGACCTGTTATTTTGTTATATAAATTAAGTAGAGTTAAAGTCAATTTTATTCACCTCGATTTTTGTCAAGAGTATCATTTGATAACAAGTTGATTAAAACAGTTTTATTTGCACTTGAAGAGAATGAGATACCTTTTTCTGTCAAAAGGTCTTGTAATTGTTTTTTAGTTAAGTCTTTTAATGCTTCTAATGCTGTTTCTGTTTTCTGCTCAGGTTTTTCTTCAACAACAACTTTTTGATAAGTAGTTGTTTCTTGTTTTGGTTCTTCTTTTGGAACGTAGTTTTTTGAAACTATTTGAAAATTGTAAGGTTCTTCTCTTACTAATTTTTCTGCCACATTATCATTAAGTTTATATGTAAATCCTGTTTGAATGTTTTTTACTTCTAAAGTCATTTTTATCTCCTTATTTTTCTAATAAAACTAAAAAAGAGGGGATAAACCCCTCTTAATTATTAAACAACAGGTTTAAGTCCTGCTCGTCTTGCGATTGCGTAAACGTTGCCTGTAAATCCTGTTGCGAAGTCAAGATATACAGAGCCGTCAGCTCTTTCATATCTTGCCATATCTCGCATTAAATCTAGTGCAACTGTTTTGCCTGTGCCTATAGTAACGTGTGAATCACCCAATAAAGCATTTTGTTTTTGTCCTGCTTTAATAGTAACAACACTATCAGCGTTTGATGAATTTTCAATTAATATTTCGACTGAATTGTCTTTACCTGCAAATGCTTTTTTAATTTCAATACCATTTGCAACATTTACAGCCTGTTTTGTTATTGTAATTGTTCCTACTGAATCTGTCTCATCATAAATAAAATGTTGTAAATTAATAGAATCTCTAGCCATTTTAAATTTCCCTTTCCTTAAATTTGTATAAACTGAAAAAGTTAGAGGGATAACCCCTCTAACAATTATTGACCGATTGTGAAGTTAGCTGATACTTTAGCTGTACATAATAAGTATGCAAGAGGTAATTTAACCCCAAACACACCTTTACCCCAATAGTAAGTATCAAAACCGCCGACTTTTTTATCGCTTTCTAATTGGAAGTCGTCTTGAACTCCACCTGCCAATGTATGACCTGCACGACCAAACAATGGATATTGGTATCCGTCTGTGTCTGTGCAAATGTTATCATCAACAATAACGTTGAAGCCTAAGAATTGACCTGCAAAGCCTTTTTTGTAGTGCTTAGCCATTACATCTGAATACATCAATAAGTTTTGAGTACTCATAAATGCTTCCATTTCAGAAGAAACAACAGCTATCATATTGTTATCTGACCAAGCTGTATGACCTTTGCCGTCGCCTGCTTTAAGTTCAATTTTAGCTTTAGCGAACAAATCAGCCATATTTGTTTTAGACAATGTAATAGCAGAATTGTTAGCACCTGTAATCTTATGACCTGCTCTTACATATTGTTCACAACAAGCCTTATTGATTACTCTTGCAAATTGTTCTCTTGCGTCTGCTGTATATTCTCTAACGAGTTTATATTTTTCTTCGTTAGTTTTTTTTGATTCAATTTGTCGAACTTGTTGTTCATTCATTTTGAAGAATACAGCTTTACCGTTATCAATTTTAACTTTAACAGTTGTTGTATCGATAATAGTAACATCTGATAAATCTAAATCAGAACCGTCATAGTCTAATAATTGAATAGTGCCGTGGAATTGAACGTCCACTTCATCGCCGAATTTCACATTCTTTTTAAAATCAGGTACCATTAATTTACCTGCTGATAAATCTTCCCATAACTCATCACGGAAAGCGTCTGAAAAAGTTGTTTTAATTAGTGTATCTACTGACATAATAAATCTCCTTATCTGTTTTTAAATTTTGCTATTTCCCGTTTCATTTCGGACGGTGTCATAGATAAGATGTCTTTTTCTTGACCTGCTGACACTTGTCCTCGTGAATTGTTGGTAATACCTGCGATTTCATCTGTAACAGAGTTATTTTCGCTTGCAATACCTTGTGTTATCCCTGCTTTTTTTAATACATAATCACCGTAGGAACGTAAAAGAGCGACAAATTTGTCGGTATCTAAATTTGTTCCTAAAAGGTTAAGTGCTTCACCGTAAATTTGAGTAAAAGCTGGATTTTCAAACTCTTGACGGTATTTTGGCACATTAACATCTAAATAAGACTTCATAGTTTGCATTTCTTCTTTTTGTTGGGCTTCAAGTTTTTTCTGTTGAAGTTGTCCGTTAAGAAGTGCTAAACTGCCTGCGATCTGTTCTCTTGTTTCTGTTGAAAATTCACTTTTGATATTGTTCAACAAGTTCAAATCGCCTGTTCTGCGAAACTCAGTAAGCAGATTAATCATTTCATCAGGATAATCACATTCGTTAAGGTGTTTTGCGTACTCATCAGCAGTAAAATTAACAATTTCTTGGTTATACTCCATTTCAGCAACAGAGTTAAAACCTTTTTCTTGTGCCTTTGCGAGTTCTTGCATTTCTAATTGTTTTTGCAATTCTTCAACTTGTGAAGCCTTTTTACGCAATTCGCCTAATTCGTTAGATTGTTGCCCTAACTTCTTTTCAAGTTCAGAGTAACCCTTTAATGCGTCCTCTAAACTTTCAAACTTACTTGAAGTTTCTTTATTTTTGACATCTTCTTGATTTTCAGGTTCTTTATCTTGTGCTTGTTCAGAATTATCGTCATTAGACGGTTCTTGTGCTTCAAGATTTTCAGAATTATCTGTTAAATCTTTTGTTGATGTTTCTTGCATAGTAAATTCTTGTGTCATAAATTACCCCTTTTTTCTTCCTCTTTTTTGATGTATGTTTCGTATTCAGATTTCCAATTATCAGTTTTGGCAATAAGTTTTAACATTCCTTTGAGTTCTAAAGGTTCAATGTTTGAATTTGCCAGATTGATAATTTTATCAATCTGAAATTGTCTTATTTGCTTATATTGTTCTGTTTGAACTAAATCAGCCTTAAGTTTTAATTCTTCAAAATAATTCATTATTCAATAGCCTGTGTTTGTTGTGGGATACCTATGTCTTGAACAGTAGTAACAGACGGTTGAATATGTGGTTGTTGCTGTCCGCCTTGTTTTTGTGCGTTGTACGTATCGCATAATTGTTTAATCTGTGGATTTTGCAAAAGTATTTGTTGAATTTCAGGTGGTATAGTTTCGCCAAGTTGCATAAATCTTTCAGGATTTTCGACGTCTTTTTGTTCCATATACCAAGTGAATAATTCAGGAGCATTAAGCGGTAAGAATTGAGCAAACTCTTTGCAAGCAGAAATTACAATATCTGCTTTGTTGCTTCTTTCGGTTGTTGCTGTTCTATCTGCGTAAGTGTAACGATATTCTTGTTTGCGGATTGAATCATCAATAGTAATAGTTTCTTTTTCAGAGCCTTTAACAACAAAAATTTGTTCTTCGCCTGATTTAAAATCCGCACAAAGTTTAGCAACTTTTTCGACATCAGGAACAATAAGACCTTGATTAATAGTATCTACCGCCATTGATAACCTTGTAAGTTGACCTTGTGCTTTTGTAGATATTTCGGTAGCGGTTTTTGCTTTTGTTTCGTCTGCACCTGCCATATTCGGAAATATTCCTGATATTTCGGCTTGTAAATCTGACAAAAAAGTGATGTCTGATAAAAATACCGACACCGCAAATTCCATTTGTTTAATATCAGCAGGGTTCAGCTCGTCGCCAAACTCAATAATCTTGCCTGGATATAATTTGACTTCTGATTCTTCAAAAAATCCTTTAGGAGCATAAATAGGCGGATTTTCTGCTAAGGCTTGCATATCGCAAGTACGATTCATTAAATCTTCTTGTAACTCTGCAAGCGGTAAAGTGCAATAAAGCTGTGAAATACCTCTTTGAGTTTCAGGGTCGTTAATGAATGAATCATAAGTAAATGGATTAATAATATATTTGTTAGGCTCAAATCTAATTAAGTGTTTACCACCTGCAACGACAACGTGATAATTTTTAAGTACTTGACCGTCAAAAGTGAAATTACCCCAATGTTCTAATACTTCAACAGTAGAGCCATTAACTCTTTCACGTTCTAAGTCTTTATCCATTTGCGACCTGTCAGAACTGTCAGGAGTTTTAACAGAGTTTCTTAGCTGTTCTGCAACTTCATTAGATACTTTGTAGTATTTATTATTGATAATATCTTCCGGAGTTTTCCACGTTCTGTATATTTTCGGACAATTATCCCAATCTGATTTTTGTGCAACGTCGAAAACAAAATCAGCAGGATTTACTGCATAAATGTAAGGGTTATCGTAGTCTGTTTTCTCATCGACAAAATATTTTTTACCCTTTTCGAATTGTATTAAAGCGTCGAGTTTACCCTCTGCTAAGTCTATCGATTCAATGAGTTTTCTAAATTGTGTCTTATGTTTTTTCCAAGACACCATTGAAATAAGTTCACCGTAAAATAATGAATAGTCGATAATTTTATCGCAAGTCTTTGGATATTTCATTTTTTCAAGAATATCTACAAGCATTGCTTTTTGTTTGTTTGAATCATTATCAGCTTCTTGATTTTCGCCTGAAACATCAAACATTGAATTAACGTTTGCGTAAACATTTTTCCAAATAAACGCTTTTAAGACCTGATAAAACATATATGTTTTACACATATTTATTTTAGTTTTCCAAGCGGTATTTTTATCTTTGTTTTCAGCAAAAGAGCCAACTTCTTTTGATGACTTTTGCTCAGGAGTGTTTTTAAAAAAGATTTTATTAATCAAGGCATTAGCCATATTAAGATTAATTCTGCGATTATCGTTGAAAGTATCAAAATTTTTCACAACAATACTCGCAACATCTTGTTCTTGAAGTTGCGAGAGTGTTTTTCTTTTATCTTTATCAACTATATATTCAAAAGTCCTGTGCTGAACTCCTTAGATTTTACTTTCATCTAAATTTTCTATAACAAATACTTCAGGTTCCGTATCTTCGTCGTCATTAATATCAATCTTTAATGCGAGCCGTTGCCCTTTTTGTACTTTTTCAATGCAGTTAAGTGTTTTTTCAAGTGCAAAAGCTATACTGTTAGGCTTTTTCTTTTTATTTTGCTGAGCTTTTTTAAATTCCTGTAAAAGCCAATTAATTACTTCTGCTGATTCTTCGTAAAGCCTGTTATGTTCTTCGTTTGCTTTTAGTCTGCGTTCAATTTCGCTTTCTGTCTTTTTTTGAATAACTTTTGTTTCAATTTCTTTTAGCTTTTCTTCTTTAGCTTTAACCCAATGTTCCTCTCTTGAATGCTTTGCAACAGAAGTAAAACT